GAAACATCTCCGTCTGACGAAGCATTGGCTCTGATTCGGCCTCCTCTACAGCACGAGCAAAAGGTTCAATCTGTTTTAAAACCGGTGGATAAAAATTTTGTTTCTGCTTGAGCCATTTTACCACTCTTTTAGATTCTTCATCCGAACACCATAAAAAGAATTTTCCTAAAATCTCTATGTTAATTTTTCCTTCCACAGTTAAACGCATTTTTTCTTTCATACAAATATATTCCAATCCGTCAAGAATAAAACTGATAGCATCATCCCGAATTGTCCAACCCAATGAGTGAGGCATAAAATCATTTCCAAGCACAGACATTATAGCAACATAATCCCGCAGCCATATAGAACGTGAAGTTCCATCCTTACAATGAGAAGTCCACATTGCTTCTAGCACTGCTGTTGGGTCAAAAAACTGTATTGTTAATTCTGCCACATCCGTTACAGTCCCTTCACCATTTTCACGACACAGCAAAATCCGGTTGCCAGTCAAATCCGCATGAAGCATTCCCAGCAAAATTAGATCGGCATCTAATCCATATACAATTACATTTTTACCAGAAATTGTCGAAAGCCGTCGCATTATCTTATGTTCACCTTCCCCCGCCTCATCCGATCCACTTAACACACAGTTGAGCCCATTCACCTTTTTAGTAGTAATCCAATTAGCCAAGAATCGGTTCATTTCATTCATAAATGCCGTGCCTGGTGTAATTGCATTTCTATCCCATCCTTCGGTCGCAGATGGAAGACCAAGTTCAGCCCGCAAGCCTTCATCCCGCTTTCGTAACCAAACTGATTTAAAACGCCGCAGCCTCTGTTGATGAATCTTTGCTAGAGGAACCGGTCCATCCACTGCAATAAACACTTCATCTTTCGGACTTATAATATCAATAAGACGCTCTAGCCAAACACCGACTTCCCGTCGCAAACCCACTTCATACTTCTCAGAAGTTACTGGCTTGAGTGTTTTCATAGCCGCATAAATAATACAGTTAAAATCCAGCATAAAATGTGAAACTTCGGGTACTCCAAGTGACTTGTAAGAACCAGCAGCAAATGCTTTTGCGTTGCGTCGTAAAAGATGTCTATAAAAAGAAGGTATACCCATTTATGTATCTAACCTATTTAATTACGCCATATCTCCTTAAATAACTGGCTTAAATTAGATATATACTATAGGGATGGCTCAAGCATTTGCAGCTGGAGTTTTTGTAGGACAAAGCCGAGCAGGTATTCTAGATTCAATGGCAGACCAGGCAAAATTTATATCTGAAGAACTGAAAGGTCAAGCAAGATATGCTTTTCGTACTCTTCCGGATATTTTATTAAGTGGTTCGCTTTTCTTAACCTTTATTCTGGGATGGCAACCCGCGTTAGCATCTTTCGCGGCTGGAATTATTTCAACTGGTCTAGCACAAGGATTTTTGAGTGATTTGCTGCGTAGTCAATCACCATCACTGGCAAGAGCAGGAGGCGCGCTAGGAGGAGCATTTGACCATTGTAGTGGTCATTTTCCTGGAGCATCATGGTCACGAATGATGTCAGTTCTTTCCCACAGTAGCAATTTGATTGAAGGTGCCGTACCCTCTTATTACATGTCCGTTATGGGTTATATGTTCAGTTTCGTAGCGACACAAGGATTAATATTCAAAGATGAACTTTCCATGCGTCCAACAACGGCTTATTGGCTCCGTATATTCACAATTATGACATTTATTATGATTGCCGGATTAGGATGTATACGAGTTGCTACAAATTGCGAACCGTGGTGGGCTGCAATCATTAGTTTAATCTTCGGAATAATCGTTGGATTAATTTTCGTCTTTGTTATTGTCACCACTTTTGGCAGAAGAATCGTAAATGCTCTTCACTTACCACTGCTTGAAAAGCGCATCCCTGATGAAAAACCTATTTATGTCTGTGCGAACCCTAACAATTAAATAGACCATAGAATAGGGTAGGATGTCAACATTTATATTCCAAAACATCCGGGATTTTTCATTGAATAGTATCCAGAATTTTCCCTTTTTAATGTCCATTAGTTTTCTCTTTCTAGGTATTCTATTCTTTCAGCCAACGTGGTCTCTAGTAAGTTTAGGCGTAATTATGGTTTACTTTATTGTTATAATTATACAAACAATATTCGGAAAATTTGCTCCGATGCTTGGTGATGATGTTGTTTCATGGTTAAGTTCTCCCATGCCTGAAGGACCTTCCACTTGCTATCCTTTTAGCGGAACTGCCCGGCCTTTTACATTTCCGAGTGAATGGATGACCCAAACCGCTTTTATTTTGATTTTTGTTATGTATAACTCCTATATTTTGATGAAAAAGAAAGGCAATAATAAGTTATTTGAAGCCTACATGCGGCGTATGTCTAGGACTCAAATTAGTATTCTAGCATCATCTGTATTATTAGTTACATTCATGGGTATTCGCTATCAAACTGGATGTGATACGGGATTTAGTATTCTATTAAGTTCTCTGCTAGGATGGGGTCTTGCTGTTGCTTACTGGCATATTCTAGACATATGTAATACACAACTCAACTCTGATGTGCTCGGAATCACGCGAAATATGGCTCCAGCAACAGATGACCCGGAAATTGCGGTTGTATGTACTGGTTAGAGTTGTACTATAAATCGCATGGCTAGACTACGCCAAATACGACTCGAACCCGCATTTAGATGTGTTGTCCGCTCATTTTGTAGAAAATGTGCCGATAATTCATTAATTACTTTTGCTAGTTGCTCTTTATTCACTGGTTTGGCCTTCTCAGCGGCCCATTCTTCCACACTAAAAAGCGGTTTTATATTGGTTTGATTAATCTCATTATGTAAATTATAAAACCAATCTTCAAGTTCGGCTTTTGTTATTACTTTCAGATTTAGACCACGCAACTCCCCTGAAAAATGACTCTGACATTTAGGACAATTCATCACAGCAAGAGATACTTTCAAAAAATTTCCCCATAAAGCCCGATTGTCTGCCGTTAAGTCTATCTTAACTGAATATGTATGGAGTAGATACCATAACCGCGGCCCCCAGTAAGCCGACATACCTGCTAGAATTACGCAAATGAAAAATTTGACTTAACCGCATAAGGCTACAAAGTCAGCAAAAAAACTATGGTTCGTATTCCTCGTGGATTTCTAGAAGACCTTTCATCTGTAATTTTCAAGCATGATGTACTCTTCTTAGAGTCGGTGTGTCGTGAACTAAATATTCCATTTCGAGAGGCAAAGAATAAAGTCTTGGGCCTCGGTGAAGAGTGTTCGCTGGAAATAACAAGCGATTTGAGTGATGGTTTAACCCAGTGTGAATTCTGGATTCTTAATCCGGACACTATGCTTTATAAACAGTGTCCTGCTCGTCAGATGATTCAATGTTCGGGATGTGAACTTCATAATTTGTATAATACAACTATGTCTAGCAAGAATCAGGTTCTTAAAAAAGAAGATCTTGCCGGTCTCCCTGAACTTGAATGGGTCTATCATGAAAAAGAACAAAAGTATTTTCTATATAATCCTATTCAGAAAAAGATCTTTACAAAAGACTGTGCGCCTGTAGATGGATATCTTTGGGAAGATAAGGAAACAGAGATTATCTATAGGATTATAGTGAAGCCAAATGCTCTATATAAATACAAAAAATTGAAGGCAGCCCGCACTATAGAACATCAGCCGCCACCGCAGAACAATTAGTAATTAGTAAAGGAATGTCTGAAAATCAAGACCCTGTTGCAAGAATACTGGACTTTAGTCACGTGGGAGAAACTAGTATGTCATTACTCCAGCGTTTATCAAGTATTGAATTTCCGGTTAGGGAGGAAATAGAAGAGGAAGTTGATGCTAATCTTCCGCGATTTAATCCGGGACTTTCTTTTGGCCAGCCGCAAAATAGAATTAGTTACCCACCAATGAGGCAGTGGCTTGTTATCAGAAGCAAAATTAATAAGAAGGATTGTAAAAGTAAATTTAATCCAAGATCACTAGATGATTTCTATAATACACGCTGCGCACCTGGATGTACTCGTATTTTCCGCAAATTGATTGATAATCCGGATATTTCTTCGGGTAATCTCATGGTGACTCTTCCATTTCATAAACTGAGAGACCATTTGTCGGATCTAATAAATCCATTTAACAAGTTGCCAAAATCTGAATTTAAGGTTCCTTCCGAAGTATCGGAATTTCTACAAACCACACATATTTATAAGAAGGCGAATGCGTATCGTGCTCTATGGGAATCATTCACCCATATTCGCTACCAGATGCAGCGTCTAGTAAATGCTTGGCTAAACAAGAAGTGCCAAAAGAAGATTCTTCCAATTCCGAATTATGAAACAATGGAAGATCCAACACCTACCAACTGTATAGAATGGACGGATATTTCAAATCGTTGCGTTTATAGGATTCATGGAGAAACTCTTATTAAGAGCATGAAGATGTATCTTCATCATTCAGACTATGGTTTTCCTGATCCACTTACTCCTAAGAATCCAACCACAAATTCGCCTTTTACAATCGGTCAATTGATCCATCTACAGTATGAGATTTACGCATGGTGCGGGAAGAATAAGAAGCCAGTTCCTTCGATTCTAACTAAATATCATGATGCTAAGTTTAATCTAGACACCCTGTGTATCAAAAATCGCCCCGAGATGACTTATCATGTGTGTAAAGAATTGTTTAAGGAAATGGATGATGAGGATGCTGTTGAAACGTGGATGGATATGATTGAAAAATTCGCTCCACTTCCCAGTTTCTCTCGGGATAGGATTGAAAAGGAAGTTCCTATTTGGATTAAGTCACTTGATGCGGTGGATACCGAAACTAATAAAAAGGGAAAGGAACTCCTTAAAAAGTGGGAGGCGATTCTCCCTGATTTGGTCCAGTATTCACGATTCAACTATTTCAATCGCTCAGATTGGAAGGATGAATCACAGGTAAAGAAAATTGTTAAATTTCTTTGGGTGAATACGTATCATCACATTCGTGTTTATATTGAATCAAAGAAAGTGGAAGATAAAGCAATTATTGAGGCTATACGAGTAATCTCAACTCAAAGTATTCATTATAGATCCACATTGTATGTGGATGATTCATTTGCATTTGATTTCCTACATGATGTGCCTCCAGAGCCTCCTTCTCTTCCGCCAGTGTCTATGACACAAGGGCCAGTGTCTATGACACAAGGGCCATCACTAGAGTCTGAGATCATTTACTTTATTACTTCCGCAGCGCAGCCCTCCACTGCTCCTGCGTCGCCAATCGAAGAATCATTTGAAAGCGTGGATTAGATGCCACTCATTGGACCCGACAGTTCAGCCGCAACTGAAATGATTCCCGGTCGTCTTTGGTTAGGCGGTATCCGAGCAGCCTTAGATGAAAAATTCCTAACTGAAAATAATATAA